AAGATCAGGGTATTGGTAAAGAGTACGAGCAAGTATGTGTCAGTTATGGTTTTCATAAAGATGATGCAGGTAAAGTTATGGGACTTGCTGCACATGGGAAACCTGATGCTTTTTATATGCAACAAAAGTGGGAGAAGAGAGCACTTGAATTGTGTAAGAAATTTGAGGGTAGGAAAATAGTTTTAGCAGGTGGATGTTTTTTGAATTGTGTGGTAAACTATAAACTACAGAGGGAATTAGACGTTCGCATTAGAGCAATGCCTATTGCACACGATGGTGGAACCTCTATAGGTGCTGCTTATCTGGCAACACTAAATAAAACACTCGCAACAACACATGCCAACATATCCAATCAAGAACATGAAGACAGGTGAGACTAAAGAACTCATGATGTCAATGAAAGAGTATGATCAGTGGAGAAAAGATAATCCAGACTGGGATAAAGACTGGTCTAAAGGATCAGGAGGTGTAGTCAGTGCTACAGGTGACGTTTACAGTAGAACAGATGGAGGGTGGAACGAGGTTCTATCAAGGGTATCAGAGATGCCAGGTTCAAAAGTAAAACCACAGAAGATTACACACACCTAACATGCCAAGAAAAAAGAAGATGTCTACCAGTGTTGGTGCTGGATTGACAGCGAAACAAATGAAAAGAAAGAAACCATATAACTCTGACATGATGGTTGATGTGCAACCAATCACAACTAACCAGAAACATGCCTTTGCATCTTATGAAGAGGGTAAGAACCTATTCTTATATGGTGCAGCAGGTACAGGTAAAACATTCATAACACTATATCAAGCACTAAAACAAGTTCTTGATCCACTTACACCATATCAAAAGGTAGTCTTAGTAAGATCACTTGTCTCTACAAGAGAGATAGGATTTTTACCTGGTGATCATGAGGATAAGTCAGCACTATATCAGATACCATACAAGAATATGGTCAAGTATATGTTTGAGTTGCCTACAGACAATGAGTTTGAAATGTTGTGGGGTAATCTCAAGGCACAGGAGAGTGTCACCTTCTGGTCTACCTCCTTCATAAGGGGAACAACACTTGATAACTCTATTGTTATTGTGGATGAGTCACAAAACTTGAATTTTCATGAGTTAGATAGTATAATAACAAGAGTAGGTGAAGACACCAAGATTATGTTCTGTGGTGACGTTGCACAAACTGATTTGATAAAGACAAACGAGAAGAATGGTATCCTAGATTTCCAAAGGATCATCACTCGCATGCCTGAGTTCGATCTAATTGAATTCGGTCTTGATGACATCGTTAGGTCTGGTCTAGTCAAGAGTTACATCACCTCAAAAATAGAACTAGGTATGTAATGTTCAATCATGTAGAATGTGATCTTCCTACCTTGACTAGGAAGAGTATTGATGGAGTTCGATACTACAATGTTAATGACAGACCGATGGTGTCCATCACATCGGTAACTTCACACTTCAACAAACACATCTTTGTTGAGTGGAGAAAGAGAGTGGGTAATGAGGAGGCAGATAGAATTACAAAGAGAGCAACATCCAGAGGAACCAAGGTACATACCTTGATAGAGAATCATCTTCTCAATAAAGAGGTGGTGTTGGACAATCCTAGTAGTAAGATGTTGTTCACTCAAGCAAAAAAATCTTTAGAAAATATAAATAATATATACGCACTAGAGAAAAGTTTATACAGTAACGAGTTGGGTGTTGCTGGAACTGTTGATTGTATTGCAGAATATAATGGTGAATTATCAATCATCGATTTTAAAACTGCTGCGAAACCCAAACCGAGGGAGTGGATAGAGAATTATTTTGTACAGGCAGCAGCATATGCCTGTATGTTTTATGAACTGACGGATATACCTGTAAAGAAACTTGTTATTCTCATGACCTGTGAGAATGGGGAGGTGACTGTTTACGAAGAGTATGATAAGATGAAGTATATGAAACTATTAGTCAAGTACATTGAAAAATTTGTGGAGGACAAACTAAATGGCAACCAAAAATGAAATGAGAGCAGTTCTAAAGAACAAGTTCTTATGCCAAGATAAATTTACAAATGACATTGAGAACTTAGTTCAAAACAATGTAGACATGAACTACATTGAGGCAATCTGTCACTACTGTGAACAGAATAGTATTGAGATTGAATCAGTATCAAAGTTGATTACAAAACCCATGAAAGAAAAATTAAAGGGGAATGCAATGAACCTAAATTATTTGAAGAGAACATCAAGGGCGAAGTTCCTTGCTATCTAATGCACCCAAGGAAAGAACTGAAGATTGCATCAGCATTTATACATGATGGGTTAGAGGAGTTAGCTAATAAGGTAGAGTATGTAAGATCACATAAAGGGTTTTGGATTGATAATTTCAAAGACGTTTCAGAGAAGGAGATAGAGAGACTACAAAAGATAAGACCTACCACTAGAATACTGTGTCTCCACACAATCAATGGTTGTAACCTTTCCTGTAAGGGTTGCAACCATAATAGTAGTTTGTTATCTGCCAAGAGTGTGGTTGACATAGATGAACTGCTAGAGGATGTAAGGAGAGTATTGCCACAGATATATGTGTGGAGTCATGTCAGTATCATAGGTGGTGAACCACTTCTTGAACCACGTACAAGAGAAGTAACAAAGGTAGTAAGAGAATTAGTAAAAGCAACAGGTCAACCATGCTATGTCAAACTATTCAGCAATGGATCACGTTTGAAGCAATGTAAAGACTGGATCATAGATGAGATGGAGCAGGGTGTTATCTTCAGACTGACCTTTCATCGCACATGGTATAGTAAGATAGGAAGGAGAGAGTGGGAGACTGCATATGATTTTATCAAGGAGTGTGAGGAGAGAGGAGTGTCTGATAAATTAGAGATGACTGAAGCATCAAGATATCCTAATGGTGACAAGCGTGAGTGGTTTGACTTGTTTAGATATGATATAAAGAGTGATAGGATAACTTACTATCCGTGGGAGGATGGACAACCAGCAGAGTCATTCAAGATATGCTCATGCCCAAACGCCCAGTTATATAAAGGCAAACTTTGGAAGTGCTCTATGATAGCATATCTTTATGAATCACTCAAAGCGAGTGATCAACTTGAAGATGAGTGCTGGCAAAAATACCTTGCATATAAACCTCAGGAAGATATTAGATTAGCACTGGAGGAGGTAGACAAACCCACATGGATATGTAATATGTGTCCAGCAAATCCTAAATGGTATCATGCAAACAAACAACTTGATCCCAGTCTGAAACGAACAGTATGACAGAGAGGAAAAGAGATAAGAAACATGTGTGGTCTCCTCGTAGACAGTTCAAAAGATACTACCATGAAAATTTTCAACCAGAACCACAGATAAAATCAGATAAACCTACCTTTAGGATGCTGAGTATACACTCACATAATGGTTGTAACATGGCATGCAGAGGTTGTAATCATCATAGTGGTGTGCTTGCACCAGGCAGTTCACTACCCATTGATGATTTACTTAGAGATATTGAGATATTATTACCTAGAATCTATGTGTGGAGTCACATCAGTGTGCTTGGTGGTGAGGCATTGATTGAACCAAGAACTAAAGAGGTCTTGAAGTTGATAAGAGATATGAGTGACGGTGTGTATGTAAAAATATTCTCAAACGGGTTGCTGATACCACAGAATACTGATTGGATTCTGGAGCATATGAAAGAGGGTGGAATCTTTCGTATAAGTCTACACATACCACCATCAGATCCTAGGATCGGAAGGACTGATAAAAGAGGTGACATCACATACAAAAATGTCAGAGACTTTATAGAGATAGCAAAGAAAGAAGGTGTTGATATGAATTTACTAGAGATCTCAGAAAACTGGGACGACTTGTGGTTTGATCTGCTACAATGGAGAGACAACAAGTTCTATCCATGGGAGGACAACAACATAGATAAATCCTTTGAGTATTGCACTGCACCCAATCTTCAGTTATACTTAGGGAGACTATGGAAATGTCCTAGCATAGCTTACTTGCGAGAGACTCTTGTCTCTACAGGTCAGGTTGATGATCCAGTATGGCAGAAGTATCTGAACTACTACGCCACCCCTGTTGATGCACCCATAGAAGAACTCTATGCCATGGCAGATCAGGTTCTCAATCCACATGAGATCTGTAACAAGTGTCCGTCCGATCCCAAGTGGTATAGGGCAATCAAACAACTAAAAGGAGTCAAGAGTGTTGTCACCGTTTGATACTTACAAAGAGTACCTTGCGTATAAGAATCACTTTACAAAGGAGAAGTATGACTACCAGAGATATGGTGGTAAATCTAGAGCAAAGATAGATTCTTTTTACAAGAGAAAGGATAGGTATTTCTTTGAAAAGATGTCGAGAAAGTATAAAGATCCAGAGATCAAAGATTTTTTCCTTGCCAACTTTGTAAACACAGACAACCCACAAGGACTATGGATAGGTAATATCATAAGGTCTGGTGAGGTTGTGTATAAAGAATGGCAAAGGAGACAGCAGAGTATGTACTATAATTTCAAACAAAGTTCAGATGAAATGATGGATCAATACACATATGATGAGTTCTTTGATGCATCTAAAGGTCATCCACCCATACTCAAAGAGCATCTAGCAGGTAACATAAGTGCAGAAGAGATGTGTGTCTATGAAAAACTATTTGGTTACTGCAAAGACTATGATAAGCAAATAAAAGATCCAGTCTGGAAGGTAGTCGGAATGAAGATAAGAAAGTACATGCCATTTCTAAATATTGACAAAGAAAAATATAAACAATATCTTCTGAGACGTATCAAGGAGAGATATGAGTAAGTTTTTTGATTCAGATCAAGTAAGAAGAGAGATGGAGGAGATCACATGTCTCCAGAAAGAATTGTATGATGTCATACTAAAGTTCCCCATGATGAGTTCAGAGGCAAAGATAGAGCACATAGATACTGTCATGGAGTTGCTTGAAAGACAACAGATTATGTGGACAAGATTGTCACTAACGGATGATCCTGATGCCAAGAAGATGAAGGATTATATATCTGCTCATTCAAAGGAGTTAGGTTTTGGTGATACTGACTTGACTACCATCTTTACAAACATGAAACGCACTCTTGAACAAGTGCAATCCAACCTCAAAAAATAATGTCATTTTTGATTCATAATTTACCACCGTACTCGGTGTATGTGAGAAAAGAATTTTTATATGACCATCAGAAAGGTCATGGTGAGATAACACCTGGCACATGGATATCAGTCAAGAGTGTGCAGCATAAAGCATTGTACTTTGAGACACTATTGACAGACTACGGTGCACTGTTTGACAAGTTACCAATCAGTGCATTCGTATGGAAGAAGGATTATAATCCTGATGACTTACTACCACTTGACACATTACAATTGTGGGATTGCTTTGACTATGACCTGACTGTAATAGAGAAACCATTGCTCAATCGATGTTCATTTTTCGGTAAGGACAAACAAATGCATGATGGACAGTATTGTTTTACGATTGATAATTGTCATGCTCAGTCATCAACTTTGAACACAAACTATAGTCAAGATGATCCAGAACATAAATCATTCAATATTATTGCATTAGATAATGGTCAGTTTGCTGCTCAACCTAACAATAGGATACAGTGGAGAGACATGAGTTTGATACCAGACGACAAAAAAACTCCAGACTTTGAGGTGTGTTCACAAAATTATCAGGTTGAAACCTCTGAGAAATGGAGTGTCGGTCACACTACCGAGTGGCAATACAAGTCAAGGAGTGAGACTGATGAATGTAAAAATAATTAAGTGGTGTAGTGCTACAATAATACCCATCGCTATGATATTTCATGTAATGGGGTGGACACCATGGAATAGTATCTTACAAATGTTTGGTGCTGCAGGTTGGGTCTATGTTGGTAATAAAACAGGAGAACGTGCTTTGGTTCTGAATTTCTTACCACAGTTTTTTATTATTATACCAGGTCTTATCATTCTTTGGAGTATAAAATGAAAATTTACTTTGATGGTGGTTCTGACATGAATGGTGCAGAACTAAAAAATAGATATAAAACTAGATTTTCTAGAATAATATCTGATTACTTTGGAACAATAGAGTACAATACATCTATGGGTGGTGCTGACAATCATCGTATTGTTAGACAACTTTTATTGAACAAGAATCACATCTCACAATTTGACTATGCAATTATACAAATGACACCTAGATGGAGAACTGAATATCATAATGGTAGAAAGTGGGAGAGAGTTATGGTGCCATGTAAGAAATGTAAACCCTCTAGTAAATTATGGTTAGAAAATACTTTAGCACCACAGAAAGTAGAGAATGAATTTTGGAGAAATTATTTTAGAATTCATAGTGATGAATTCTTTTTGAGTAATGAAAAGATGTATCAAATTACAATACAAAGTCACTGTAAAGCATATGGTGTGCCTTTGATTATGTTAGGAAGAAATCAATCATCTGACCTTGAATTTGATTTCTGTTTTGATGAATCATGGATATCAAAAGCACCTGACGGACACCCTAATGAAGAGGGTCATAGACAAATAGCAGACAGGATTATTGGCATGTTGACAAAGCATAAATAGTATACTATACTAAACTTGCGTATGCAAGGTGTTAATCCACCAATCTATTCAATACGACGAATACTACGAGTCAAATTTATGACATTTGCAAATCTAAAAAAACAATCTCGCCTTGGCAGCTTGACCTCCAAGTTGACCACAGAGATAGAGAAAATGAACAGCAAAGGCACAAGCGGTGCCGACGACAGACTATGGAAACTAGAGGTCGATAAAGCAGGTAACGGTTATGCTGTCATCCGTTTCCTACCTGCACCTGACGGAGAAGAACTACCATGGGCAAAAGTATGGTCACATGCTTTCCAAGGACCTGGTGGTTGGTACATAGAGAACAGTCTTACTACTCTTGGTGGTAAAGATCCAGTATCTGAGTACAATCGTCTACTATGGAACAGTGGCAACGATGCAGACAAAGACCTTGCACGTAAGCAGAAGAGGAAACTTACATACATCAGTAACATCTATGTTGTAAAGGATCCTACTAACCCAGAGAACGAAGGAAAAGTATTCCTATACAAGTTTGGTAAGAAGATCTTTGATAAACTCACAGCAGCAATGCAACCTGAGTTCGAGGACGAAGAGGCAATTGATCCATTCGATTTCTGGAAGGGTGCTAACTTCAAATTGAAAGCGAAGAACGTAGCAGGTTATCGTAACTACGATTCATCTGAGTTCTCTGCTACCAGTGCACTCCTTGATGATGACGATGCACTTGAAGCAATCTGGAAGAAGCAATACTCTCTTGAGGAGTTCACTGCTGCTGATCAGTTCAAATCATACAGTGATCTTGAAAAGAGATTGAACAGTGTGTTGAACACATCACGTCCACCAGTAGCACCAGAGGTTGCAACTGAAGAGGAGGAGATAGTAACTGCACCACCAGAACCAGTGACTGCTAACGCAACCACTGATGATGATGCACTATCATACTTCCAACGATT